CGTTAGAACTGATTACACGAGCGTTGGACAAAATCGCCAAAGAGCGTATGACATGGACGGGGCCAAAAGGACTGGGTATTGATGTCGGTACGCCGCAAGAATCACCTCGTGGCCCAACCCAACTCCGCCACGAGTCCACCTTACCGGATTTTGATGGTGAGAAGAAAATTACTGATGAAAAGAAAGAGAAGAAAACCGAGCGACTGAACCACATTCAAGTAGAAACTGACGAGGGTGAAAGACTCTCTATAGACTACGACAATGACCAGCCGTTGGTATCTCGGACTTGACGAACCATTCTTATACCATAACAGGGAGTCGGGAGTTCAATGCTGAGCATTCAACGACCCACTGACGGTATCACTCTCCTCAAGAGTGGTAACGATTTGGTTGTTGCTGGCTACGCTTCGGTTGAACTTGTTGACAAGCAAGGCGACCTCATTACTCGCTCCGCCCTAAAGGATGCCTTTGACGGCTTCATGAAGGGTGAAAAGTACCGCAATGTGCAGTTGGCTCACTCCAACATTCAAGTTGGTGAAGTCATTGACTCGTACATTGATTCCAACGGACGCATGTGGAAATCCGAAACGGATGACACTGGACTGTTCGTTGTTGTTAAACTCCGTAACGACATTGAGAAGGCTCGTGAAGTGGCCGCTGAAATCCGCAAGGGCAACCTTCGTGGATTCTCCATTGGAGGACAAGCATTCAAGCGAGTGCGAAAGTCCGACATGGAGAAAGGCGACTACCAAGAGATTTCAAAAATGGAGTTGCACGAGGTGACGATTTGTGAAAAGGGTATCAATCCCGAAGCACAATTCCGAATTTTAAAGGAGGATACAAACATGACTGACGAAAACAGCGATTTGACCGAGATTATGTCACGCCTTGAAAGCCGACTGGATGCCATGGAGAAGGGAGAACTTCCTCCTCAACTTCGTGAGCATATGAAAGGTAAGAAAGGTGGCGACGAAGAAAAGAAACCCGAAAAAGAAGAAGGTGACGACATGAAAGAAGACAACGACGACGAAAAGATGTACAAAGGTGAGGAATACTCCGATGTTATCTCCTCCGAATACCTTTCTTGGATGGAGAACACCCTCAAGTCTGCTGGCGTGGACACCCTCGCCGCACGAAACCACTTTGACGCTCTTGAAAAGGCTCAACTTGGTGGCTTTGACAACCCCGACGCCGTTGACGGTGCTGACTACTTCGCTGGTCAAGTCCGTGGCCGAGGACAGGAGAACGGTTCTCCTTCCACCAACGCCATTTCGGCTCTCACATCCTCCGGCGGCAAGACGCCCGCTGGCGCAATGGGGCCAGTGTCCGTGGCTAAGGGCTACCTCAACTCCGAGAATGTGAGCGAGGCTGACCTTGAAGCCGCTTACGAAGTGTACAAGGCCGCCGCTTTGGAACAGCACTTCCGAAACGACCTTGAAGGCAACTTCGCCTCTCGTTTCAACAACGAGATGGAAGTTGCAAAGGCTGAGGCTGAGAAAGCCGCCTTTGACGCACGGGCACCTCTTACGGAAATCGTGAAGTCCATTGAGGCTCTTTCCGACCGCATTGACAACATCGGTGCAGGAGCAGGCACGACCATTCAAAAGTCGGCTTCCTCCATTGACATTCCCTCAACGCAAGACTTGGCAAACATGGGGTGGGACGAAGTTCACGCCCTTGCACAACGCACACTGCGTGGAGAGTGAAAACACAACTGAGGTGAAAATATGGCAAGAGATTACATCCGAAACATTACTGACATGGAACGCTACTACTACGGTGCTGGCAACGCTATGGGCTACTCCTACTCCGGTAGCGAGTTGCTGAAGGCTGACGCACCAATGTTGTCCACGACGGCTGGTACCTACCAAGCCATCTACGGACGCAAGGTTTGGAGCCAGTTGAACCAAGAGTTCAACGCCTTCTCCATCCTCCCCAAGCGACCTTGGGAACGAAGCGGTTGGCGAGTCATCACCGAGCGTCCTTCCTTCACGGTTGGCGGCGGTGTGGCTGAGAACGCTACCCTCCCCGACACCACCAAGCCAACCTTCCAGCACATTGCCGCCAAGCCAAAGACTGTGGTTCACACCTTTGACATGAGCGAAACTGCAATGTTCCTGTCCGACAAGGACGATGGATTGGGCGACATTCGTGCAATCCTCAAGGAAGAAATGGGTAAGCACCACGCTGAGCATGTGAACAAAATGCTCACCACCGACAAAGGCACCGTTGCCGGGAACGACTTTGAATCCCTTGACCGTGTCACTGTTGGTGCTTCCGCATCTGCAAACGAAGACATGTACTCCATTGACCGCAGTGCAAACTCGTGGTCGTTGGCTGAACACAACGAAAACAGTGGTACCGACCGCAACCTGTCCCTTGACCAACTGGACGACCTGTTCCAGAAAATTTGGACTCGTGGTGGCAACCCCAAGGTCATCCTTACGGGCTACGACACGCTCATGCGACTTCAGCAACTCCTCCAAAGCCAACAGCGATTTATGGAAGAGAAGCGTGTCACTCCTACCTACAACGGCGTGAAGGGTGTTCCCGGTATTGAGGCTGGTTTCATCGTGGCTACCTACAACGGTGTCCCAATCATCCCATCCAAGGATGTGCAAACTGACACCTTGAGCCGCTTGTACTTCCTTGACACGGACTACCTGTACTTCAGCACTGCAATTCCTACCCAATACTTTGAGAGTGGTATTGAAACTGGCGACCCATTCGCCATCAACCGCCTCGGCCAAGAAGGAATGTACCGTACCATGGGTGAACTGTGGACAACTTTCTTCGGTGGACACGGTTCAATCCGTGACCTCAAGTGAGTGTGGATTCAACAAATATAATAGGAAGTGAAAAAACATGGCAACAGAAACAAAGACGCAAAAAGGCTTGACCATCTCATTTGATGATGCTGATTTCACCACGGGAACCGTTTCGGTTCTTTTGGACTTGGACATGCGAACTGGAACCCCCGTTGATGAAACGGGCTGGTTGGACGGCAACGCTGGTGGTTCATACCCCGGTACCCTCACTGGTTTCACTGCACAGAACACTGACGGAAACGCAGTGGGCAGTATGCGAATGGTGACCATCGGGTTTACCTTGGCAGATGCCGCTGAGCAAGTGCTGGTTCTTACCGCAGGTGCATCAAAAATTGTCGGTGTCCTCGGTACCACCTTTGCGGTGGCTGACAAGACCCTATCCGCTGAATTTACCAACACGGGATTGGCTCCTGCCGCAAAAACTGGCGGTACTGACCCATCAATCGTCCTTCACGGTGAAGCGGCTGGTGCAGGAACGGTGACCGTGGTTCTGCTGAACTGAGGTTGATTTGAATGCCCACGGTGACTTACACTGGCCCATTCTATGAGCGAAGGCGGCGGGACACCCCTGCCTCTTGGCTCCGTGGTGAGGCCGTGGAGGTCACGCAAGACTGGTTAAACGAGTGGCGACACTCGCTACCCGCTAAGCATTTCTCCATTGAAGGAGATGAAGGAGTCACCGTTGACGGTGGCAATGATGGCATCCCCGATGAAGGTTGGTCAAGAAAGGACATCCTTAAGTGGTTGACCGACAACGGAGTTAGCAAGGGTAGCGGGTATCTCACGAAAACCGCCGCTCTTGCTCTTGTAGAAGGGCATTTGAATCCCACAGAATGAGGTGAAAAAACATGGCAGTAACAATTGACCCCCGACCAACCGTTTTCGGCGACAGAATGATTATCACAGGCACCTATGCCGCTGGTGATAATTCCATTGACCTAAGCGATTTCCTTTCGGAAATTGACTTTGCAGGTGCGAACTCAAGCGGTGCTATTGCATCACGAGCGATTACAGACACAGGTGGTGTGGCTAACCTCCAATCGGTAGTTTTCGGAGTGGATGTTCGTATTGATGGTACAACTGTTCGTTTGGCGGCTGGATTGGCTGACCCAACAATCGGCGATACCGCACCCGCACAGGCTGGAACATTTATCGCTATTGGACGACGCTCGTGAGGTGAATCCTCATGGCATCGCTGACCAAAATTGGTGTGAAAATGTTTGGGCCGTTCTCCCCAAAGGAGTTCAGCGACCTTGGTACGCTTCAAACGGCAATCCAAACGGACATCCAAGCAATTGCAGACTCAAGTAGCACCAGTTCGGTGATTGACACCGAGGTGTTTCCTGTGTTGGGCAACTATTTCGTCATGGTGACCTATCAACAAGCATGATGTTGAGGGGTTAGCATGGGCTTTGATGTTCGGAGCATTGACATGAGCGATGTGGTTCGTGCTGGTAAGCAAGGCCGTAAGGCTGACTTTCAGTACGGCAGTGAAGTGGTGACCAAGCCACAGCATCCTCTTGAGGGCATCACACAGTCTCAGCGCAACCGCAATCAAGAAATAGGTGACATCCTTAACATCGGTGCAGGTACACGCTGTAAGCACTGCGGGTTCCTTCACTTCCTGTGGAGGGCTACCTGTGGGGCTTGCGACAAACCAATGGACTACAACATGGGCCACCGAGATGAAAAGAAGAGGTTGTAAACATGAAAGTGTTAATCAAAGCAATGCGACCGCACCGACAAAAGGTGCTGACAGAAGACGGCGAAGAAATGCGTTTGCAACAATGGGCAAACAAAACCGCATCAGCCGCCCTTCGTGGTGCTGGCGATGCGGCCAGTGGTGAACAATTCACACAGGCTCGTGACGCTCTCATGCGTGAGGCTGTAGCCAATCCCGATGAGCATGGACTCAAGTTTATGGGCGAGCGTGTGCCCTTTGAGGGTCAAACTTTGGAAGAGTCGCTGAGCGAACCCGATGTAGAGGGCGAGCAAGCCGCTGTTGACCAAGAGTTTGCCCCGGAAAAGCCCGATGAAAATTGGACTTGGGAACAAGGCGAAGCGGAATACATGCGAAACTTGAAGCCTCCAACACCCGACATTTTTGATGAGCAGGGCAAACTTCGCCAAACGCTTCCGCAAGGTGAAAAAGAGGAAGAAGAGTTTGACCCCGATGCTGAGGCTGAACACCTCCGCCGTATCATGACCTCTCGTGATGTTGCTATTCGTGACGCTTGGAGCGTTTTGAAGTTCGGTTATCCATCAGTAGCAGGAGGGGAGATTCCCGAAGAAGTGCGAGCAATGCACAATGTTTCTCCGGTGGGACAGGGGCCATATGACCGTGAGGGGCGATATTTGGAACATCAAGACATTAACCTGTGCCCGGAAGCCAAAGCGTTTCTACAAAAAGAAATGACAGAAGGGCCACAGTTTAGGGACAAAGACCCCAATTTTTGCAACAATTGTGATTTCTGCTATGGTAAGTGAGGGGGTTTGATGTATGCCAGTAGTGTTCAGTCCCGGTGAGCCGGAAACCCGGCCTCTTGACCCCACTGCTGTTGTGTACACCACCGCCCAAAAAGTCGCTGACCTGCTGGACATTGGCCCGCAAGACGCTATCCTCATGAGTGCCGACGCTGACACGGATGCAGTGTACATCACAGGCAACGAGTTTCGTCAAGTGGGTTTCAGCGTAGGCGATAAAATCCGTGTGTACAGTGATGCTGACCCCTTTGGTGAGGACGATTTGGAAATCACCGCTGTCGGCAAAGGTGCAGGCGACAAATCAGCGCATGTCAAAATTACCTTTAGCGGAGCCACACTGACCGCCGCTGATTACCAAGTGGCTGACAACGGGTATGTGCAGAACAAAGCCTCGTTCACCAACGGGCGTGTTCGTGGTATGACCAAGGCAAAGGTAGAGCATGTCATTCTCAAGATGCAAGACCGCATTGACAACATGACTCGTAACGCATGGCGACCGTATTTGGTGGCCGCTGAGTACATCAACTTTGACACTTACAAGCCCTACCGCCGCCGATATTACACGGATTATGTCGGTACAAGCCCTCTTTTGTTCCGAAATGTGCAACAAATGCTCCGTATTGAATTGTGGCAAGGCGACGACTATCGTGAGATTTGCGGGGCTGAGGCACGCATCAAGTTCAACGATGTGTCAAGCCTTTCATCAGCCGCCATCTATCTATCACCCGGCAACGGTAGTGTGGCTACGCTCGCACAAGGCACAGGTACGGGCCAATGGCGTGACGATTTTGATGCCACCACTGTCGCCCAAAACCTCGCTGACCTCATCAACAAGGAGGACAGGGTGGATAAAGTGGCTGTAGAATTTTCACCAGCATTTACTTTGGAAGGCTCGTCGTCCAATGTGGCTGTCCACAACGAGTTCTTGGCATCAGCCAACAGCGACTACGGCACGGGTGTGGTGAAGGTCACCTCCATGCGCCCTGTTAAGGCTGGTGAGGTATGTAGCATCGTCACCACCTCAAGCGATATTGAACTTGACCAAGTACAGTCTGCCAGCACCACCGCATCGGGTGAGGCTGGTGGCACGATTACAGTAGCCTCTACCACGGACTTCGTACAGGCCGGTGTGGCTACAGACGGCACGAATGTCTTCCGCTACACAGGTAAAACTGACACGACCTTTACGGGCTGTGTGGTAGTTGCTGGTGCCCTGCCTTCCAGCGGCACGATTACGCAGAAGTCTTTCCTTGTGGACTTGCAAGGCGGCAGTGGCAGTGGCGATGTGGGTCGTTTGCGAGACTGGTGGATTGACCATGAAATGGGTATCATTTACTTTAACAACTCCTATCCGTTCTTTGAGTGGAACGCCATCAAGGTGGCTTACATCTACGGTGAGCGATATGTTGAGAAAGCCATTGAGGACATCTGCACAAAGATGGTAGCCATTGAATTATTGATGGCTGACGACCGTAGCGTGCTGATTCCCGAAGGTACACAGAACATTGACCTCGCCAGCAAGGTGCAACTGTACCAAGCCGAGATTGAGCGAACCCTGCCAAAGTATGTTGAATTGGTGGTGTTTGAGTGAATCAGCGTGACTTCATCAAGCAGGGTGAAACAATTCATCAGCGTATGATTGAAGAGGTCTTCAAGAAAGACAAGAACATGCAGGCCCAATTTCGTGAGCAGTTCACGACACAACCTGCCGCTTTCCGTGAGCAAATGGAGCGTATTGAGGCCGGTGCCAAGGGCTTCACCATGCAAGACGGCGTGGCCATCAACAACAAGACCGGAGAGCCAGCCAGCGAAGTAGAGAACAAACTCATTCAAAACGCCACGGACAAAGCCATGATGCGTCAAAACCCCGACCTTGAACGGTTCAACATGCGCTACGACAACGGCTTTTTCATCCCCATTGACTTCAAGAAAATAATTGAGAAGGAGGGGCTGTGATGGTTGCCACATGGACGGAGGGGCTGGATGCGCTCATCAATCTCTTCAAGACGGATTGGAACCGTGCCAACACCAGCAATTATCGCCCTGTCGTGCTTGACATCGCTGACACCACAGCCGAGAAAGGAAAGCGTCTTGACTTGGACAAGCACGATTATGTCCTCTTGTACGAGACAGCGCACAACGAAGAGGCACCGGAACTGTTTTACGACTTTGTAACGACACGCATAAATATCACGGTGGATGTCCGTACAGTTAAGGGGCGTAAGCATTTACAGGCTCTTGAGAACGAGATTCGGAGGGTGATACATACCAAGAGGAAAGGCGACGGTACAAACTTTGACCGACTCGTGTTCAAAACCCGCACCGATTTGAGCGACCGAAGCAAATTCCTCTTCCGTATGACATTCCAAATTGAAGTCGTGATTTTAGCGGAACTGATACCATAGGTGAACAAGAATGCCATCAACAGTGTACAAGGGCGATTTGGCGGAGGTTTCCTTTGCTCCCGAAGTTGGAATAAGTATCGTATGTGCTTCGGGCAGTGATGGAACATTTATCCTTTCACACCCCGCCGCTGGCGACCACTCAAAATTGGTGTTCACAGGTGCAAACGGCGTGTTGTTTGACACCAATGATTTGCGATACCCCGATGGAATGCTGGTTGGCTCTCAAGTGAAGTTCACCCGAAGTTCGGGAACCGCTATTGAAAATGGCGACTTAGACCGTGTGTTCACCATCGTGGGCAATGACGGGCCAAACTTGTACTTGTCTCCTAAAATGCTCACAGGAGCAGGCACGATTGACGATGCAAATGTTTCTCTTCACATTCTTCCTTACAAAACCCCTCCTCTTGATTCAGCAATGACACAAGGTGCTAACAGCGAATCTGTTTTGACTGACCAATTCCTTGGTATCGCTAACGCTCTTACCCTCCCCGAAACCAAAATGGACTTGAAGCGATTCCATGTTGTTGGTCTTGGCCGAGATACCAGCGTGCAAGTGCCGGGTAAGTTCATCACCGAGGGTGGTTCCTTTGAGGTTGCTATGCACAGTGCCCGATGGCTCAAGTATTGTCTCGGTGGTGAAGTGGTAACCAACGGTAATGCTTCCGATGTCAATACCACCACTGCCGCAGATACGGAAGAAGGACAAAGTTTCATTACAGTTGCATCAGCAACTGGATTTGCAAAAGATGAGTATGTCATCATTCAAGACACAACCTATGTTCCAGTGACAACCACTCATGATGCTGACACTACTGTTGTCGCCTTGCAGTGGGATGGTACTTTCACTGATACCCGTTTTGACACTGCTCTTCGCAGTGAGGCTCGCCGCATTATCGGCGTTGATGGAACCAAC